CTTGTGCTAAGCATTTATCACATCTATCTTTTGCATCTAGTTTCCATTGTTTTGGCTTTGTACTAATATCATCTTTAATAACACTGCTCATAGTTCTATTATACATCCAATTACTTCTTTCTATTTTCGGTTGAGTAAAATCCACTTCCGTTAAAAATTGTACCTAAATTTGAAAATACACGAACCATTTTTTTATTACAAATTTCACAGTTATATCCTGGATCTATGTCTTTTATAGATCTTTCTTTAATAAATCTTTTTGCACAAGACATACAATCATATTCATACAATGGCATTTATTTAATTTTCTTTCCAAACTTAGCCCAAATTCTTTCATGAAAAAAATATCCCAATGCTTCCCAACCAATATAAATTAAAGCGCCAAGACTTGCATACTCCCACTCTCCAGTGAAAAGATATATAACTCCAGCAACGCCAACAAGATGAAATGTTTCCCAACTTAATGTTTTAAGCAAAGTTCTTTTAGTTGATTCCAAAGTTTCCTCCTAATAAAGGACAGTTTATTTAAAGACATGTCCAGGTCTCTTATTCTATTATATACTAATTACTATTTTTTAGCAACTTTAATATCAATAGATTTTGGCTTTTTGTCTTCAGGAACAATGCGATCAATACTAATATGAAGCATTCCATCCTTTAGATCAGCACCAGTAACTTCCATGTATTCACCAAGAGCAAATGATCGTGTAAATTTACGACCTGCAATTCCCTTATGAACAATTTCAGCATCAGTTACTTCAATAATTTCACCTTTAATAATAAGTGTTCCATTATCTACTGAAACATCAATATTATCTTTTGTAAACCCTGCGACTGCAATAGATAATCTATATGTATCTTCATCTAGTTTAAGAAGATCATACGGAGGGTATGACTGTGAATTTGTTTTATGTGCTGTATTTAGACGGCTTAACTCTCTGTTAAAGCCAATAAAAAAAGGATCATTGAATAGATCCATTGCGAACTGTGTTACCATTTTATTCCCCTTTCAAGCGAATAAGTTAATTTACCCCCCTATTGGGCAGGTATATATATTATACCAGATTATGGTAAGATATAGAAATGAATATGGGTAGTTTTACAGTATGTGCTAGCCACATAGGGCACGAAAGAGATTTTCCTCAAAGAACAATTGAAAAAATAAAAAATGCAGATTACGTAATTGTTGAATTCTCAAATAATTTTTTAGAAGATATGCAAAAATTACAAATAAATTTATCATCAACAATAATTGAATATAAACATAATAATTTTTTTTATGAAGAAATTTTATTAAAAATTAAAAAAGGGAAAAGCATTGTATTTATTTGTCAAAACGGTTTGCCAATGTTTGCTGATCCTGGTTTACATTTATTTAATTTTTTAGTAAAAAATAATATAAAAATTGAAATTATTCCAGGTCCGTCAATAGTACAATCAGTAATATGTTTAGCAGGACTTGATTATTTTTCTAGAGGTTTTATTTCTTATGATTTTTTTCATATAAATAATAATGAAAAAGAAAAAATTTTAAATGAAATAAAAGAACTAAATACGTTAATTGTTATAGTAGATTTTTCAAAAAATACAAAAGATACACTTTTAGCCATGAAAAATACTTTTAATGAAGATAGAAAAACATCTATATGCATTGATGCATCATTACCCACTCAAGAAGTTTGGACAGGAACATATTCAGAATTAATTTTAAAAATTGATCAAATTGGACTTAAGGGATTAGTGTCAATTGTTTCTTCTGGCAAAAATTAAATTTAATAAAATATTTGTACCTCCAACGGGAATCGAACCCGTCTTTTTGCCGTGAAAGGGCAATGTCCTAACCGATAGACGATAGAGGCATGGAGCGGATAGCGGGAATCGAACCCACACATTAACCTTGGCAAGGTTACGCACTACCACTATGCAATATCCGCAAAACTATTATTTAAAAATTTGTCCCCACACGTAAGGCGCAAGTTTTTCATAAAAGTAATCCTCATCAAATCCGTAAGTCTGCATTAGTAAAGATGACATATTAGAATTTGTCTGAATATTTTTTGTGAACTCTACAAACTTATCAAATCCATAAAGTGCTACTAATACTTCAGTAGCCAATCCTCCAACCCAATAAGAGGTGGTTGCAACTGACTGTACCCCTGAAGGAGTTAGCATTTTCATTCTACTCTTGAATTTTTCCATGTTTCTTGACTCAAAATCGGTTTTTGCCTCAGCGGGTAAATTTCTATACATACTTGAAAGCCAACTTGATCTTTCATTTAAATTTGAATCAGTTGGATAAAATCCTAAAGTCCAACCAAAGTAACTTGCCGAACCTTCCATATACCAAGGAAGCATGTAGGCATTTCGTCCGCCATAACCCATTTGAAATAAATGCGTATACTCATGTGGTCCTGTTTGTCTATCGTAACCTGAATATGGCCTTCCTAGGCACTGGACAAAAGTTGGAACATTATTTAATGAAGAAGCATAAGCAAATGCACACGGGCTATACATCTTCATACGCATTCTCCAAGTTTGGCCTGGCGGAAGCATTGAAGACCATCCTATTTCTGTTGATTTGTTTTCTAACCAATCCTCATCACCGTCTGTGGCATAAACAACTTGGAATTTATCAGGTTGGAAATATGGCGCCCATAAATCAATGGCTCTATTCAAACCTGCCATTTCTGCTTCTTTTCTTGCTTGTGTTACCGATGCACCAACAATTAAATTTGGAGTAAAATTTGCTCTTGGTCTAGTTTTAATTTCTTGTTCTATATTTTTAAAAGCATTCAATGGTACTTGTTTTAAATCTAAATTATCAATAGAAACTGGAATTTCTACAGGCGCAGGCGCAGGTGCTGGAACAGGGACAGTTGCAATTGATTTGCTAACTCCCTTATTCCAAACCAACTTTTTGCCAGATTTGATGCATGTAAATTTTTTACCAGATGTAACGGAAGTAATTCCAGCCTTTTTACATGCTTCTCCTGCTTTAACTGCAGCATTTGCTGGAATATCTTGTTGAATAAAAAATAAACTACTTATTATTAAAATTGAAATTATTTTTTTCATTTTATCCTTTTATTAATTATTTTTTATTTTTATTACTACTTGACAAGGGTCTCCACCCTCTTCCCATTCTTTTTCTTCTTCTTCACTCATATAAGGATCTCCTTCATGAGTATTACAGAATGGCTCTGTTACCCAACCCCGCTCAATTCCATTAGTTAACCAAATCTCAAACTCATTAAGATTTGAAGATTCTTCTTGAATATCTTTTAAAATATCATCAAAATTGCTCATATATAAAATATACACTAGTTAAAAGTAAAAGTCAAGTCTTTTTTTATTAATTATTATTTTTAAATATTTACTACATCAACTGGACCCATACAGGATGGACTAAATTTAATAGCAGAATTTACTGCTCCTACAACACGCCTCCTAGGATCTTTAGATTTTTCTGTAGCGTTTAAATATCCATAAGCGTATTCTGAACCTGAACCCATTGCTAAATAATCTAAATTATATTTTGATAGTGACATATCAACTGCATTGTGCTCATATATTTGTCCTTTAACGCAAATAATTAAACCAAGATCAGCCTCTTTGCCAGTATCAACCCACCAGTCATCATAAAAATTTTTAAGTTGTTTAATAAACTTAGTTTGCATAAATTTATCTATATCTTTAATATCTGGTATATATGGATTAAAGTTATATCTAATGCGTTCTCCATCTAATGCACCTGCGTATCCAAGCAAATAAGGTCCAAGTTTCCAGACTTTTGGTGCTGTTAAAGAAAGTATTGTATTATCATCTGAGGCGCCACGATCACCAGCCATATATATTTTGTCTTCATAGCGAACTACAGCCAAGACTGTCATATAATAATCCCCCATCAAAAGTATACCTTTAAGTATACCAAACCCTTTTTACTTAATAAAGCACCTTTATTTTATGTCTTGTCCACATGCTGAGCATACTTTAGGTTTAGCCACAGCCTTTTTAGCAGTACCCGCAGATGCAGAACCAAACTTAGGTCTACCAAACCCTACAATAGAAATCATAATTCCTTTTTTATTTTTCTTAAAGGCACGAAGTTTTTTACAAACCTCTCCACCATTACGTTGGCTACCTTTAGGATCCCCTGAAGTATTTCCTTCAACACACCAGACTGTTCCATCTCCGTTGTCTGCTACTACTATTGCTACGTGGCTAATTCTGTCTACCCCGTCAGATGGAAAATCAAAGTATGCAATATCTCCTGGCTCTGGATCTGCTAAGTCACCGTCAATCCATGAGTTTGCTTTTTTAAATGCTTGTGCGCCACCAGGAGTGTAAACAGTATTTGGAATTTTTACTCCTGCTTCATTAGCACACCAATTTACAAATGAACCACACCATGGTTGAAAATCTGCTTTAGTAAACTTACCATACTTGGTTTCATTGTCTTTAGGACCTTCAACAGTTCCTACTTCTGCAGTAGCAACTTCAATAAGACGGGCTGCTGTACCTTGCTCCGCCATTATTTATCCCAATTTGCATCAACAGGTTGTTCCTCTGGCATTGCGCCATCAGGCTTGTTTAATCTCCGTGCTTTTGCTTCATCAATTTCTGATTCAAGTTTTTTATCTGCTAATGTATTTTTAGAATCCATTTCTTTGTTAGACAACTGTGCATCCATAATATCTTTTGCACCAGACTGACCAATTAAAATACCTGCAAGTGTTCCAGTAATAAATGTTGCTACGCTACCAAGAACATTAAAAAACATTTTATCGTTTTCGGATTGACCAGTTAATGGTTGCTCAACAAAAACTAAGGCATATAAAATACCCATTGTTGTAAAAAATAAAATTGCCCCTAAAGTAAGACCTAAAACAAACTTTAATAAACCATCTAGTTCTGCTTGCGTTCTTCTTTTACCCATTGTTATTTTCCTTTACTAAGTCTTTTGTGCATGTACCAGTTGCTTCGCAAACTGGCGGATTACACTTTGTTTTTTTCCAATTTTCTGGATTTTGACATTCATACCTGTATCGAGATGAACAAGCAGAAAGGCTCATTACAAGTATACCGCAAAGTAAGGCTGACGTCAACTTTTTCATATTTATATTATACTACACATTAAATCAATGTTTTATAGTATTATTAATAATAGTATTAGTCTTCTTTACGAATTCCTATGGTTGCAAACCATATGGCTACTGATAATAGGGTTACATACCCTACTACCGTCTTTGCGCTACCCTCTAAAACCACCCATGCTACAAAGAAGCCCAGGAATGTAAAGTTTTCGTTTAAGGCTGCCATGCCCCATTCTTTGAACTTTTTCATTTTATCTCCTTCTTCTAGGTGCAGTAGCAACAATTAATTGACCAGCAATTATTGTTACCACCACAATATCTTCTGCTTTTTCACGTTCTGGAATAGACATATCAGCACCCATACTAAGTAAGGCTTTGCCTAACTCACATTTTTGCTCTTCTGTCAAACCTTCAATTGCTTCATCTGGATTAAAACAAGTAGCAACCGCCCCCAGTAAGGCTGCTGGACTTTCTAAAACAAGCAATGCAGAGGCTACTTCTGCTTGAATAACTACGGGATTACCGTTTGCATCTTCTCTTACTTCTACTGGAATTGTAGGAGGAAGATCACGATATTCAAGTCCCGCTGCTTCTATGTTGGCAGCAGTTACAGGTGCTCCTTCTGCTGATTCTATCAATACATCTGCAACTAAATCTTTTTCTGCTAAAGTAAATTTGCCGTCTTCAGTTAAAGCCTCTGATAAATTAACAACTTCAGCAGTAGTTATTTCTCCATCTGCAGAAAGCATTTCTGTAATAAACTCTGCTTCTGCTTCTGTTAGTCCTCCCTCTGATAAAGATTCAGATACTTCAGCAGCGATCTCTGCAGATACTTCTCCGCCTTCAGCAATTGCTTCCAGTACGGCAGAAATCTCAGATGCATCTAAACTACTATCGCTAATTAAATCAGTAACAACGTCTTGAATATCTTCTACAGAAAGATTTGCACCACTTTCTGATATTTCTTCAATAGATACTTCGCTTTCTTCAAATACAGCCTCTACTTCTTCTGCAGGAGTATCAACAGGATCTGTATCAACAGGATCTGTATCTACAGGATCTGTATCTACAGGATCTGTATCTACTGGATCTGTATCTACTGGTTCTGTATCTACTGGAGTTGTATCTACTGGTTCTGTATCTACGGGGTTTATGTCAACAGGAGTTGTATCTATTGGAATTGTATCTATTGGGGAACCATTGCCACCAGTAGTTAAATTAGAGCCTTGTGGTGCGGGTACAGAAATAACAGTTTCAGTATATTGACTCACAGGTCCAGACCAGTTAGCAACTCTAACAGTATAGGTGGCCCCTTCTGTTAAACCACTTAACTGAATAGATGCAGGTGCACCATTTGTATTATATGTTCCACCAGCATATGGATTATCTGCATCTGGATCATCTGTTATTACTTGATAGAACCAAGTGTTTGCTGTATATCCTTCAGGTAAGGATGGTGTAATAGTTGCGGTAGTTCCTGCAACAATTGGAGTTGAAATTATTGGGGCAGGGGTTGGAATGTTGTTACTAATTGCAGTAATCAACTCTTGAGCATTTGTATTTAATTGTGTTTGTAAGTTTGTCTTATTAGATACCGTTGAGTTTACGGCATTATTTAAAGATGTTGTATTAATAGCATTTATTGCTGATGTGTTTGTAGTATTTTGAGCAACTACTGGAGTAAGACTTGAGTTTAATTGTGCAATAGTTGCATTTGCTGCATCAACCGCTGCCTGAACTGTTGAAGTATTTGGATCTACATAAGGTGTAAAAGCAGGACCTTGACTTATTTGTCCAGCAAATCCAGCACCAGAATTAGTGTCTGTAATATTAATTACTGCGCCACCAGTTGTTTGTCTGTAATTAAATCTTGCTTGGTTTGGAATTGGTCCATTAGCAGTTACATCTGCAATCCATGCACCATTACTTGGGTTTACATCAGCATTAAATCTTACTTGAACCATTTGTGTTGAAGCATCCCGTTGTGGATAAGGTCTAAGATCCCATGCAATATCTAAACTTGTTCCAGTAGTTGCATAAGTAATACCTGTTCCTGTGCTCCATGTTGTCCAGTCCCATCCAGCAATAGATACGGATGGAGCATTTGGAGTTGAATAGTAATTTGATCCTTCATTCACTCCAAATGTTATTGTTGCATTAGAGCCTACATAAACATTGTTATAAACAGTGCCACCCATTTGCATTCCGAACGGAAGATTCATTTGAACCCCAGCATCATCTACTCCAGCCAAAACATTTGTGCTAGTTCCAATAGTGGCTTGCAAATTATTTACTGCTGTCTGAGCATTATCAATTGCAATGTTGGCTTGAGTTAACTCGGTTTGTGCTGTTGCTTGTGCTGTAGATGCTGCTGTTTTTGCTGCAACTGCTTCAGATATTTGTACCTGTGCAGTTGATGTGTCAATATTATTTATGGAGGTTTGCGCTGTTGTAATTGTATTTTTTGCATCTATAACTATTTGAGAACTTTGATCTATTGGTGTGACGGCTAAGTTTATATTATTAATTGTGACAGTGGCTGTGTCTATTAAGACTACATTTGATTGTGCTACCGCTACTGTGGCTGTTATTGTATCTATTGCTGCTTGAGCCTCTACCCTTTCAGCAACCGCTACTTCTATAGTGGCTGTGGCAGTATCTGTGGCTGCAATTGCTTGCTGAACCTCTGTAGTGGCTGTTGCAAGGGTTGTATTAACTGCCTGTTGAGCAGGACTAACAACAACTTGTTCTTGATTTTCTGTAGCGCCAGCATGATCTGGTGCCATTATTCCAAAAATTGTAACACACAGACCAACCCCAAAGCCTAATATTAGTCTTCGTTTAAAATTGGTCAATTGAGTGGTGGTCTCCTATGTGTAATTATATTAGTAATTATACCATTTTTTAAATAAAAAAGAGGGTAGAAATTAATCTACCCTCTAATTTTATATTAAGTTTTACTTAATGCCCAACTTCTTCATGATCTTAGCAATAAGAACATTGAGTGCTAGGATTTTTGTCATTAATGCAGCAATTTGAGAATTTAAAGAAGCAGTTGCAGCAGCATTTGCATCTAATACATTTGCTGTTGTTGATAATGCAACTTTTTGTGTTGCTAAAGCAAGACCAGTAGTAGTTCCAGTTGTACCTGTAACTGTAAATGGACCAGCAGATAGTGGAGCGTATAGGCTCCATGTTGCGACTCCACCAACAAATGTTGGAGTTTTAGATCCAACCAATGTTGCTCCACCTAGTTGAGTAGATGAAATTAAATCTGCTGACAATAGATCAGTATATGAAGCGCCACTTGCAGCAATATCTGAGATTGGTTTACCTGAAGCATCTACTGCTTTCAAAGTAAGTTGAACCTTTTCTCCATTAATATAAGACGTTTTATCAAATGCTAAAGTAACAGATGACGCTACAGAATTTCCAATTGTAACAACTGCGCTAGTAGAAACTGTAGGACTTGTTGTAGCATTTGCAAATGTAATTGCAACATCTCCAGCAGCAACTCCGTTGATAGCAAAATATGCTACTCCACTAGTAGTTGTTGTTGAAGCAGAAACTGTTGCTACAGATGTAGATGCTGATGTAGCATAAACTGTAGTTCCATTAGATACTGGATTGCCATTTACATCTTTTACAGCAACTGCAACACCATAAGATGTTGAAGATCCATCAGTTCCGTTAGATCCAACACGGTAGACTGAAAAACCTTTTGTTGCAGTATAAGTTGCAGCATCTCCAGCAAAAATAACTGTCTTAGTTGCTAAAACTGTAGAGCCACTTGAAATTGTAATTGTTGATGTTCCTGATGTTCCATCTCCAAATACGTTTACAAAATATTGTCCAGCAGTTCCTGTAACAGCACGACCTTGTGAGACCGCATTAGCCTGTGTTGTACCAAGACCAATCATTCCTGGACCAGCAACAGTAACTGTTAATGTTCCATTTGAAATAACATTATTGTTTCCATCTTTTGGCGCTACAAGAATATTAGCAACTGCATTTGCTGCTGCTGACTGTGCAGTCTTTGGAGCAACAATTGATACAGAATTAGTTGTTGCATCTGGTGCAGCAACTCCTACTGCAGAATAAACTGTTGTATATGACGGAGATACCGATAAGGTACCAGAAGCCGTCCATGAAATTGTTTTAATTACTGGGGTTCCTGGAATTCCAGTACCAGCAGTAATTGGAGTAACAGTTACTGTAGATGTACCAGCAGTAGGGCTTGAAATAATAAGAGTTGAAACTCCTGCGCCTACGTTGCTAGTTGTAATTTGATAATAACCATTAACTGGCGTTAACAGGGTAGTGTTTGATCCTGCAGATGCAGATACAATTGAACCTACACCAGATAGGGTAACAGTTGCTACCGTGCTTGTGTCTGTATTAATTGTAAGAGTTGCAAAACCACCAATAACCTGAACACCGTTTGTGGTGTCGTACATTGTTGTATTTACAATTGTCGGAGCAGCGTTTGCTGGCGTAGCGACAAGTGTAGTGCTAGTCAAGGCTGCAGCGATGACAATAGCAATTTTCTTGAATGAATTCATTTTTCTCCTTGTTTGATTATATTAAGTTAAAGTTATCTAAAAAACCCTTAACGTCGTCAGGAATTTCTCGATTACTCAATTCTACCATACGTTGTTGTTTCTCTGCAAGTCGAGTTGCAGAACTCCAAGTATGGACATCTATCTCTGTATTATTAGTCTTTGCTGTATGGGATATTGCTCCAAATACCGCCCCACAAACAGCATCGGCTAAATCTTTTGATTTTTTTCGTGGGTGATCAACCCTATTGCCTTTCATTATTTTTAATTCTGACATTTCTTCAAGTAAAATTGGAATCATAGGAATGGCAACACGCTCTTCATAAATCATCATTGCTAAATCTTCATAATGTTTTTTAGCAACCGATACAGTTTCTGTTCTAATTCCAACAGCCTGCAATTCATTTTGAATATCAAAAGATTGCCAACGGTCAAATGAAACCATTCCAATATTAAATCCTTCTCTACGAAGATTTATAATCCATTGTTTTACTTCTGATAAATTGACTGGTCCTTCTGCCCTTGGTTCCCACCAAGCAACGGCATCAACAATAACAATGGGGGCAACCTGTTCATAATCTTTAATAACTTGAATGTTTACCCATTTATCTACGTGAGCAATAGCAACAGCACACTTATCATGTTTTTGTGCAAGGTCAGCATGAATATAATATATTTTGTCTGGGTCTGGTTTAAAAGTTTCATCAAACCTTCTAAAATTATCTAATGGATTTCTTGTATTCATACATTTTTCTAATTTTTCTTTTTGTTTAAAAAATGCATCAGAAGCAAATGTTGGAACACAAGCAAAACGCATCATAGCATCACCAAGATCTGTATAAAATGCTAACTTAAAATCATCAATCTTTCTTGTTGGATTTACTTCCCACGTAGGTCTTTTAAGTGCTAAAACTCTTGGGACTTTATAAGAAACAATATGATCTTCTTCCCAAATAATTTCAAATTGATTACTAGGATCATTATAAGGTAAGTCTTCATTCATAATAAAGGTATGTTTTTTATCAATAGTTTCTTTTTCCATAATTACATCATCATATCTTTTTGAAATAAAGTCACCCTGATAACGAGGGAATGAAAGAAGAACAACTTTTCCCAAATCTGGGAAACGAGAATCTACAGATCCACGAAATGCTTTATAAATATTTTCTGCAGTCTTACCTTGTTCATTACCAGTACCAACTTCAGATGCAAAACCAGAAATTTCATCAAGTACTGCAAGCAATAAGTTTAAACCTTCGTGAGACTCTCTTTCTGAGTGACCAGAGTAAACGGTAATTGCTTTATCAAATTCAATACTATCAGCCTTTGCATTATACTTACCTGCAAACCATGGAGATTTTTCTATCTTAGTTTTAAAACCTTTAAAGAATACGTTCTTTGCTTGTTGTGCGTTAATAGCAACGTTAATTAAATCTATAGCGTCTCCACTTGGTTTACCAAAATATCTTGCTGGATCTTTAAGACATAATAGTTTATATACTATATATGCACATGCTACTGTTGATACAAAGTCTTTTCCAGATCCCTTGCCAAGTTGAAGGATAATTTCATTTTTGGTGTATTTATCGTAATACCTTGCTCCTTCTGATGCTCCATAAAACTCTTGCAAATCTTCTTTTTTATATATTTGACTCATTGCTTCTACAATGTCATATTGAATAGGTGATAGCGGTGGTTGGCCAAGATATTCAGAAGACTCAACAAAAGTCTTAGCATCTACTGGCTTTTCTTCAAATTGATTTTCTTTTAATACTTCTAAAAAATCATTAAACATCTTGGACAATTGTAATCACTTCGCCTTCTTTTGCAATTTGTGAAAGTCTATGCATAATTAAATCACGAACCTCTGGATGTGTAGAAGCAATCTCTCTAAGTATTTCAACAAGGACTTCTTGTCGTTTTTCAATTTGAATCATCTCTTCAGCAAGTTCTTTATTTTCTAATAAGCCAGCCTTTTGAAGCATTTCAATTCTAGATTTTTCAATATCCATAACAAGTTTAATGGCCTGAGTTTTTGCACTAAGGTTATTAGTCATACTTGATTCATCAATTACCTCATAAGCCTTTGTGATAAGTTTAGTGTAATGAGTATCTGCTCCAGCAAGGGCTTCTTTAGCACGAGCACGAATCGCATCATTTGCAGATGCCATAACTTTCCACTCATTGATCAATGCAACAACACGAGTACGTGGAATCTCTAACTCTTTAGAAATTTTTGTTGGATCTTGACCTTTAAGATATTCTGTAACTACCTTGTTAACTTCATCAAGATGCTCAATTAATTCTGTTTCAGTTGACATTTTTTTCCTTTGCTATTTTAAGCAATACTAAATATCCAATAAGATCATCTATGTCATTATCTCCAACATAATCTGTACCTTTCATAAGTCTACTTAATTTATCATCAATTCTTACTCTAAGTTGTTCTACTGCATCTGCCTTGCTAAAAATTCTAACAGGATCTAAAGCGGAATCTCCGTATGCAATATTTTTATCAATAAGCATTTGTGCAATTCTATGGCATGTTGACCAAATGTAACTACCAGATGGGGCACTAATAGAGTGAAGGTATAAATCTTCACATTTAAAATTTTCTACATCTTTATATACTGGTTTTAATTTCATCTTTTTGATTTCCTTAATCCAAATTTTGCAAGGTATACATAGATTGTTTCTATGCTTGCCCCACACTCTTTAGCAATATCTTGTGGAGATTTTTTATCTATAAGATATCTCTTACGAAGCCAAACCTCGCTTGTATATAGTTTACCAGTCATAAGATTATTTGTCAACCTCAGTCTCATTAATATCATAATTAAACTTATTACTGTCTTCTAGCGTCCACTTGTCTTGATTTTCTACGTCCCACTTATAATCATTAATTATTCTATCTATAACATAATCCTTTTTTAAAGTAAAAGAAGGTTCGTATATGCGAACTCTATTGTTAGGTTGAATAGCAAAGTTTCCATCATCTCTTTGTATTACATGTCCACATTTATGTTCAGAAGGACTCTCAGAGTATCCATCATCCATTACGTTGGTATCTGGGTTATGCCAATCAAGAGTAAACAAGTAAGTACCTTTGTGCATTGTTTTTGTTCTATCAATGTATGACATTCTAAGGTTTGTAAGATTTTCAAATTTAGTTACAGATATGTGATGGCTAAATGCATTCCATAAAACTAAATTATGTATGTCTGATTCAGGAACTCCAGGCTTTGTACAAAATGCACTAATTGGTAATCTCCACCATAATCCGCCATCCTCCATCATTATATGAAATAAAGGACTTCTACTTTGTATACTAGCAACACCAAATATAACACATGGAAAATATTTGTCATGACTGTCTAACTGATTCCTTAAATAGTTTCCACGCACATAACATTCTATAGGTGGTATGTTTGCATTTAACTCTGGCATTATTCTGCTCCCCCTATTGCTTTATTCCAATTATTAA